GCGCAGAAGATATACCACCACGGCCACGAGCAAACAGTTCTTCATTCAAGCGAAGCTGCTCACGTTGTTCTTCAGGAGCCTGTAAACCTCTGATCTGGCTGTAGATGTCTTGAGAGGCTTGACCAATATCGCCAGTAACTCCTCCAAATAGACCGCCAGCTTGCTGTGTCAACTGTGCTTGTAAAGCTGCTTGCTCAGGAGATAAGCCTAAGTCAAAGCCACCAGTAGGCGTAGTAGTTGTAGTGCCTGCACCAGTAGTAACAGAGAAAGGCTTAAACGTAGTGCCTTCTACAGCTTGTTGTCCTAGCTGCTGAGCTGCTTGACTGGCTTGTTGACCAAACTGAGCTGCTGCGTCAATGTCCTGTTGACCTGCATAATAGTCTACACCGGCTCCTAAAAGACCTTGTGCAAAGTTGCCTAAGTTAAAGCCACTGCTTGCAGGAGAAGCAACCATAGTTTGCATAGGAGTTGTCAAAGCGCTATTAAAAGCTGTTTGATTTAAACCTTCTAGTCCTAAAGGTTTAAAATTTTCGCCAAAAGAAGGCGTTGCGTTCTTGCTGTTTCTCCAGAAATAGTCCATATTAGCGCGCCCAAGTGCGCCGGAACTGCCGTACGCCTTGCCATCATCGCCTATTCTTGTAGGAATATTAAATAAAAAATCATCTGTTTGAGGATTAGGGCCTCCGTAAACCTGTGACATTAAAAAGTACCTCCAGTAATAGTACCAGCTGTAAGCGTTCCAGAAACATTGACGGTAACAGCAGTCATTGTACCTGTAAAGGCAGGACTAGCTGAGTTAGATTTAGAGTTTACAGCAGTTTGTATGTTGTTAAACTCAGTATTAATTTCAACACCCTTAACAATTTTAGCGGGATCGCCAGTAGTCAGAGAGTCCTTGGTTGCAAAGTTAGTTGTCTTAGTATAGTCAGACATTAGATAAGTCTCCCTGTTAGAGCAAGTATGTCAATCTTTTGAATTGAAAAAGGTGAATTGTTTATTTCTGCTTCAATGCCTACGGTAAGTACAGCTCCGTTACCACTGGCGTTAACTTTTGGTGTGTTAATAACAACAGACGATGTATATTCAGCTGTTGTGTTATACTCAGCTATTCCATACTCAGCAGGATTACCAGCACCGAAGGTAAATGCTTGCTTTGTATAATCTCCTGTGTAATCATAGCCCCAGTTTAAAGTTGTCTCTGTAGCTTGCCCGCCAATAATGGTTAGGTTAAACTTCTTCAAGAACTTTAAGTTAGCAGGCGACTGAAAATCGTTAGGATTGCTAAAGTAACGTAGCTGATACTTCTGATCGTTGTCTAAATAACTGCTGTACTTAACAATACCTTCAGGGCGTCCCATGTATAACTCATCGTCAGCAAACATGCTAAAGCCTTGTGGATTAACAGATGACCAAGTTGTTACACGAAACGCACCATTCTCTAACGGTGCTCTTACATCAAAGCAGTATACAAGCTGGCTCTGCGGCATAGTTAGCAAGTAGAAAGCCTCTACAGGGTTGTACACAGCTTTAATAGCTTTCCTGTGTCCGTTGCTCTGTATCTCTTCTACTACTGACGCCAGCAAGTCACTTCTAACATTACCACTGATGTCGTTCAAAGGCAGTGACTTCTCTTGAATCAATCGTCCTAGAGACATTATACCACGATTCGAGAGAAAAAGCAAGTCGGTTCCTGTAGATTGTATAGAATCTCTTGCTATACAACCAGTGCCTTCAACGGTATCAATAAGCTCTAAATTAGCAGAAGGACTTTCAGCACCTGTAAACACCAGTACATTCTTCTTGCCAAACACTAACAAGAATCCATTGTGTTCAGCTAGTGCAACTACTTCGTCATAACCATTGGGCCACACAGTTGTTAAGTCAATAGATCCTGACGAACCACCGTGCCAATCGTTACCGGCTAGTAAAGAACTCCAGTACACAGTGTATTTGTTATTGGCTAAGTCACAAGTCCATAAACGACCAAAACCAGCTAATACCTCGTTACCTTCAGGAGGTGTGTTAGAGCCTGAAGAAGTTAGCAGTGCAAGCGTTGAAGAACCTGCTGTGCTTACTAGAGGAGCATGACCGTCTTGAAAGAAGTAGATATTGTTGTTAAAAGAGACAATCTTCCAATCGTTACCGTTAATAACATATCCAACAGGCAACGTCACTTCAACCAGTGTTGTAGTACCTGTAAATATCTTGTTGTTACCTGTAGAGAAAACAGTAGTTACGTTAGCTCTACTGATAAACTCAAGTATGTTAGTAATGCCTTCGCTGGTTCCTAGTACAGCAGCTCCGTTAGTTGACACAGGTACAAAGCCCTTCCTAGCTCCTACGCGACCTAGCTGATCAATAACGCAGTTGTCAGCAATAGAAGCATAAGCAGGGTTCAGACCAATAGGAGAATCTTGAGTGTTGATACCCAAGAATCCCGGTGCTGAGATAGTGACATGTTGAAGTTCTTTAGCCATTATACAGTCGTCCAAATAGTCTCTTCAGGATGTTTAGCGGCGTCTAGGGCTACAGCGTCTGACAAGGTTTTATCAGCCAGTACAAACAACTCTACTGCCGCAGTGCCGCCAGTTTCTCCACGCTCTCTAGCACCTAAAGCAGTGGCTAGTTGAATTACTGGAGATGAAGGAATAAACATTTTGTCTGTGTCTTGAACTAGATCAGCTTCACGAAGAACTACGTTAAAGCGTATCTCATACACGCCATCAGGAGAAGGATACACATCAACAGCACTGTCGCCGTTAGTGTCAATACCGTTCCAGCTGTAGAACTGAGGAGCACCTATTGGAGGAGTATCAATCAAATATGCTTTTGTCATCCAATGTGCTGCACGATACTCCAAGAACCAGTCAGAAGTATCATTAACAACGTCAAGAACTTTAATCCTATCTTGAGACCCTGTAAGGTTGTAGTTGAACACGTTCTCTTGTGTCGTGACAGTCAATGTAGTTCTAAGAGCTGACCAGTCCCAAGCATCCTCAACACTGCGCTTAGCATCGTTAATAAACTCTCCTACTAACTTTGAATAACTATTCTGTGCAACAGAGTCTACTTCGTCTTCACGAAGTCTACGTAATACACTGTTTACCAGCTGGAGATATGTCATGCTCGATTCCTCTGTATTAATTCAACAAGTTCTATGGGTGTTTCGCCAATCTTTGTTTTAAAGCCTTTAAACTCTGAGAATAAACTATCTGTTGTTCTAGTAGCGACTGCTAATCTTCGAGCAGACTCTGCTTCAGCCGCTTGTTGTGCTGAGAGTCCTGCAAAGCCTGACTGTAGCATGCCTTCTGTAGATAAGCCAGAGGCTTTAACAGCGTCTATAACTTCTCCACCTACGTCAGCAACACCACCTAAGATGTCTTCACCTAAACCACCAAGCTCACTCACTACTTCTTCAAGTGTTTTACCTGTTGCTTTAGCAAAGTCTTCAAGTGTAGAACCTAATGGGCCAAGTGCGTCAATGACTTCCTGACCAACATCACCTACTCCGCCAAGGATGTCCTCACCAACACTTGCTACACCCTTCAGAACGTCTTCTACGGTTGATCCTGTGGCCTTAGCAATGTCTTCAATGGTTTCACCGATTGGCTCAAGAGCATCAATGACGTCTTGACCAACATCTCCAACTTCTCCGATAATGTCTTCGCCAACACTTGCTACACCTTTGAGAACATCTTCAACTGTCGAGCCTGTAGCTTTAGCAATATCTTCAATGGTTTCGCCAATTGGCGTGATAAAATCTTCTAAAGCGTCTCCGCCAGCTTTTATAGCGTCTCCTATTTCATCGCTTAAATCTCCAGCAATGTCGCCAACACCTTCTAAAACATCTCCAACTGTAGATCCTGTAACTTTAGCTATGTCTGTAATAGCTGTGCCAATAGGTTCTAAAGCGTCAGCAACACCACCACCTACAGTCTCTACTACATCTACAGCAGCACCACCAACGGTCTCTGCTACATCGACAACACCACCACCTACAGTCTTAACAAAGTCTTCTACTTGTGGAGCAAACTCTTCAATACCACCTTTAATTTCTTGTAGTACCTCATCGTCAAACTCTCTGCCTAAGTCTCTTACAGTATCTTCAATACTGCCCAAGTCTACAGCTTCAATTGTTTCGAGTATCGGCTGGAAGATGTTGTCATCAAGAAAGCCACCTACAGCGTCAATAGCATCTGTTACAACGCCTAAGTCTATGTCACTTTCTGACTCAATAACATAGTCTAATACGCCGCCTTTAATAGCGTCTTCTATACTATCTCCGTTAGCTACCTGAGAAGCTGCTTGTTCAACACCTTCTACAAAACCTGTGTAGTCTACAATGGAATCATCAAAAGCTGCTTCATCTAAACCTATGCTAGCAAGAGCATCATCAGTAACACCAAAACCTTTAATTAAAATCTCAGCAGGGTTGCCATCACTACCAGCGGCAGCAGCGGCTTCCATTATGTTTTGTGTTTGCTCGTAAGTGGTGTCAAATAAACCAACACCATTGTCTACTGGCCCCATACCACCAGCGCCTGCTGAAGGAGGTTCAATAGCTCCCGCTTGCTCTAAGCCAGCATTTGCTAACTTCAGCCAGTCACCTGCATGTAGTGTTTCACCTGTAACTGCTTTTACACCTGTAATAGCAAGCCCTAAAGGAGGAACAACGGCACCTAACACATTTAATATAGGGTTATTAAGAGGGCTTTCAGGATCAACATGTATTGTGCTATATGTACCTATAGGCCCTGTGTCTTGATAACTACCACCTTTGTCACCGTTAGTTTTGTTTAATGTTTCTTCACCAAGGATGTCATAAAGAACATCGGAGCCTAAGCCTGTTGTTAAGTAACGGGTTTGACCGTCAACTACCTTAAACATTGGGATGTTGTTTTTAGTCAAGTAGTCAACAGTAGATTCTTGAGCAGCGCGCTTGCTTACGCCACCTGCCGGACTAACACCAGCCATTGTAAACTCAGAAGGATCATAGTTTGTAAGATTAAACTCAGCGTCTGTTGCGACCCTCTTCTCTTTTAAACTACTTAAGAAAGAAGGTAGAGCACTTAAAGCTTCTTCAGGAGAGTCATATTGCTGACCAACTCCATAATTAACTTCATTCATTAAAGCAGTTGCGCCTTTATATGGAGTATATGATGAAGTTTGTTCAGAAGCCCTACGAGCGTCTACAACAGCCTGATCTTCAGGAGGTAGTTGTGAATACTTTAAAGCACCACCGTAAGAGTTAGTAGCTATTTTTTTATTTAAGTCAATACCTTCCGCATTTAAGTTAGGAGGGCCAC